GGATGATATTGATCGGGAAGAGCGTTTGCAAGAGCTTGAACGTGAGGCGGCTGAAACCGCATACCGCAAGGACGAGGGCAAACAGGAAGAGCGCACAGAGGGTAAGCCACAATCTGCACGGTCTACCGATGAATATCGTAGCGCATACGAGCGTTTTGTGCGCGGTGGTGTGGCAAGCCTGACAGGTGATGAAGTGCGTGCGCTATCGTCTGGCACAGATACACAAGGTGGTTATCTGCTGATGCCTGAACAGATGGTCGAAGGCATTTTGAAAGGGGTCGATAACGCGGTATTTATCCGCCAGCGTGCGACTAAATTCCAGGTGCCGACTGCAACCAGTCTGGGTGTGCCGACGCTGGACGCTGATCCATCAGATGGCGTATGGACTACTGAGCTGGCAACAGGCGGCGAAGACAGCACCATGGCTTTTGGCAAACGCAAACTGGAACCACACCCGCTGGCAAAACGGATCAAAGTTTCACGCGATTTGTTAAACCGCTTGCCGAATGTTGAGCAGTTTGTAATTGATCGTCTGGCCTACAAGTTTGGCGTTACTGAAGAGGCAGCATTCCTGACAGGTACCGGAGCACAGCAGCCGCTTGGTTTGTTCACAGCTTCCGCCGATGGTGTGCCTACCAGTCGTGACGTATCTACCGGCAACACCACAACGGCTATCACTTTCGACGGTTTGATTGAGGCTAAATACAGCGTCAAAGGCCAATACTGGGCGACAGCAGACTGGTTGTTCCATCGTGACGCGCTCAAGCAACTAGCGAAGATCAAGGACGGCGAAGGCCAATATATCTGGCGGCAGTCAGTGCGCGATGGTGAGCCTGACATGCTGTTAGGTCGCCCGCTGATGATGTCCGAGTATGTGCCTAACACTTTCACAACGGGGCTCTATGTCGGAATGTTCGGCGATTTCTCGCACTACTGGATTGCAGACGCGTTAGACATGGAATTACAACGTCTTGTTGAGCTGTATGCAGAGACAAACCAGATCGGCCTTATCGGGCGTATGAAACTCGATGGTCAGCCAACAATGCCTGAAGCGTTCGCGCGCGTCAAGCTCGCCTAATAGGGGTAAATAATCATGAGCAATTTATCAAAAAATGTGGCAGTTGATCAGATCCTTGGTTACTACGCTGCCGGTACTACAAAACGCACCAGCTCAATTATCGATATGAAGGGTTATGAAGGCGTGATGTTTGTCGCCGGACTTGGAACTATTATTGAGAATGGAACGCTGGATGTCTACGTTGAACAGCACTCTCTGAACCAGACCAGCGGTATGGCACGGCTTGCAACTACAACTGTGCATACTGTAACAGCGGCTAACGCGGCGCTTACCCAGTCTGCAATTGTTGTCGATGTGTGCAGACCGACAGAGCGTTATTTGCAGATCAATATTACACCGGCGACACAGAACGCTGTAATCCTGGGTGTAACAGCTATCCGCTACAGGGGCAAACTTGCGCCTGATGCCAACGGCACCCAGATCAAACAAACCCTGTTAGTAGAGCCTGCTGAGGCATAACCATGCGTGTACAGATGATAACAGCAATGGCGGGGCCTGGTGGTAATGCATCACCGGGCCAGGTAATTGATGTAGATGATCAGACGGCGCGGTTATTAACAGAGGGCGGGTATGCGGTGTATGTAGATGCGCCGCGACAAAGCCTATCTGTTAGTAAGATTGAGGCGGCTGTTATTGAGCCACCAGAACACGCTGTCAAACGCACATATAAAAGAGGCTCAAAATGACATACAACACAAAGGTCTATAAAACCGACGGAGGCGACACGCTTGTAGTTGCTGAAGGCGGCGATCTAAATATTGATAGTTTCACTAACGGAACCCCTGGTGCCGGTATATCTGGCGGCTCTGGTACTGTATGCAAATCCAGTGTTATCCAGATCGGCGGGATTATTAGAACATCATTTTTGATTGATCTAACAGGACTATCCTCATCAACGACTGATTTAGATATTATCGGCACAGGCTCAAGCGCCGCTTACCTGGGACAGATAACTGCTGCAAAAAACGGCACGATTTTGACCGGGCGCGTGACATGCCTGGAGGCTCCAGTAGGTGGCGTCACCGATATAGATTTGTATTCGGCGACAGAGGCTACAGGTGTATTCGATGGGGGCGTTGCGGCGCTGGCGGAGACGGCTCTTGTTACCTCTGGCGGGGCATGGTCTATCGGCACATTTAAAGCGTTTACGGGGATCCCGGCAGCAGGTGAGTATCTCTATCTAACGGGTGGGGCTGGTGGTACTGCTGCGGCGTATACAGCGGGTAAATTCCTGATCGAGTTGGAAGGCTATTAATGATTGTTGTTACCCACCCATCTGCTGAGCCGCTGCATATCTCAGATGCCAAGTTGCATTTGCGGTTAGTTGCGGTTTTAGCAGATGCGGCGGCGTACTCTAGAGAGGATGATTTATTGCGCGGCGTTGTTGCGGCGGCGCGACAGGTTGCTGAGGGTGAGACTTGGAAATACCTCGTTTTGCAAACCCATGATATGTACCTGGATTGTTGGCCTAGCGCTATAGAGTTACCGCATCCGTTGCGGGCCGTTGATCTTATCGAGTACACAGATGATGTCGGGGTAACAACTGCATTTACAGATTACGCTGTTGATTATGATGCGGCGCGGATAGTGCCTAACGACGTTTGGCCGTCTGTTAGCCTCGCTGATGTTTATGCAATCAAAATCAGATACAGGGTTGGCTATGCAACGCCGTTTACCGCTAACGCAACTACAAACGTTCTAACCGCGCTGAATCACCCATACGCTAATAATGATGTTGTGAGACTAACGGTGTCGGGAGGAGTGTTACCTGCTGGGCTAGTTATCAATACAGACTATTACGTTGTTGGCGCTACGGCTACAACACTACAACTGTCAGCAACGAGTGGCGGCGCAGCTATAGATATAACAGATGTCGGCAGCGGCATTATGTTCCTGGGCGAGATACCACCGGCAACACTGGCCGGCATGAAGCTGGTTATGACTGGGTTGTATGAAGAGCGCGGAGAGTTTGTTGTTGGTGTTAGTCCGGCGATGTTACCGCGTGCAGCATCCTCATTGTTTGCGCTAGATACAGCAAGGCGTTTTGTGTGAGGGCTGGGCGCATGGACAGAGTAATTCAGATACAGCGCAATACCCCGTCACAAGATGCCTACGGTGAGGAAGTCGCGTCATGGGCTACGGTTGCAACAGTATGGGCAGAGCGGCGCGACCTGCGAGGAGTAGAGCAATTTGCAGCATTACAGGAGCAGGCTGAGATATCTACTATCTACCGCACCAGATGGCAGAGCGGCATAACCCCTGAGGACAGGGTTATTGATGAGATGAGCCGCCAGTACGATATAGTCGCGGCGTTAGAGATAGGCAGGCGTGAGGGCTTGGATTTATACGTTACAGCGAGGGCAGAGTAATGGCGGGACGTGTGCGCAAAATAAGTTCAAACGCTGGATATTACTCACGCAATAGTGCGTTTAGTTTTGCTGTTGATTTTAGTGAGCTGGATAAGATGCTCAATGATTTGCCTAAAGCGATGGGTAAAACAGTATTACGCAACGCACTAAAAAAAGCAGCAGTACCGATACATAACGCTGTTGTCGCTAATGCCCCACAAGGGCCGACCGGCAACCTGAAAGACGGTGTTGTTACCTCGCCCAAAAAATACGGCAGGAGCGTTAAATCTAAAAACTCTGTATTTATGTTTGTAGGTATGGATCATAAAACAGCACCGCACGCGCACCTTGTAGAGCATGGTACTGTTGAGAGGTTTCATGATAGCGGCAAAAGTGTGGGCCATATGCCAGCGAAGCCGTTTTTCAGGAACGCCTGGGATGCCACAAAAGGCCAGGCATTAGAGATTTTGAAAGCCGAGATTGGCACCCAATTAATAAAAGCTGCCAGGCGGTTACGCACTAGAGCAGAGCGCGGAACGCTAGGCAAAAGCACGGTGAAGGCTCTGCTGAAATGATCGAGTCTAAAATCAGGGCGATATTAGCAGCAACCAGCGCGGTTACAGCAATAACCAGCACGCGGATTTATGTAGGCATATTGCCGCAAGGGGCAACATTCCCAGCGCTAACTATCCAGCCAATCACATATAACGCTGATAACCATCTAACTGATGCTGGGGATTTGCAGTGGGATAGGATTCAGATTGACGCATGGGGAACAACATACGCAGCAACAGACGCGCTGTATCAAGCTGCTGTCAATGCGCTAAATGGTAATAGTTTTTCCGGTACTGGATACAGGATCGGCTCTGTAATAGTGCAAATAGGTGGCGGCTACCGCTATGAGAGCAGTGTAAATATTCATCGGCGGTATTTCGATATCGGCGTTTGGTTTGATCTAACATAAATTTATAGGGGCATATATCATGGCTATTGAAAGTCAAGGCACAACGCTACAAATCGAAACGGGCACTGGTGGCGCTACTACCATCACTGACATAGTTGTTGGATATCCAACAAAACTAACAGCTGTAGCCCACACTCTAACCGCTGGCAGTGTTGTGACGCTGGCCGCTTTTGCTGGTGCTGATGCTGCAAATCTGAATGGGCAGACAGCAATAGTGCAGTATGTCACCGCAGACACTTTCACAGTTGCAATTGATACCACTGGCGACACAATCACAGATAACACTAACACAGCAACAGCAACGCCCGTCACCTATACCGCTGTTGGTGAAATTATTGACTGGGATGGTCCAGGCGGTTCAGCGTCGGTTATCGATAAAACACATCTTACATCAACTGCCAGGGAAAAAATGATAGGGTTGATGGATGAGGGGCAATTCACATTCTCGCTTAACTGTGTTTTTGGGAATACTGGCCAATCCGCTGTACGTACATCCAGGGCTAACCGCACGCGCAAACATTACAAAGTTACATATTCTGACGCGACCGTTCAGAGTTTTTATGGTTACGCGCTACAGTTTGCGACCAGCGGCGGCGTAGATGATAAAGTTAACGCATCTGCAACGATCGAAATTGACGGGGCTGTGACCACTGCATGAACCCTGTAACCGGTCTTGCTGAGATAGATATCTGCGGCACGAAATACTCGATCAGGTTTGATTGGGAGGCTCTCGCCGCAGTTACGGCCGAACATGGTGATGCACCGAATTTATTCTCCCCGGATATTGTCGCTAGTATTGCGGCTATCGGGATGCGTAAATATCACCCGGATATAACCGCTGATAAAATCAAGGAGCTATCACCGCCGCTTATCCCCTTCGCGCACGCGATACAACAGGCGTTGCAGTGGGCGTATTTTGGCGCTGAGTCATTGCCGAAAGAAGATGATGGGCAAAAAAAAAGCCAGCGGAAGGATGGGTGGTGGCAGCGTATCAGGCGGCAGTCAGGGACGGCATAGATCCTATAGAGTTTTGGGCTATGACACCCTATCTGACCAGGGTTGCTATGAACGGACTGCGCGATGGACGAACGACCCTGGCCTGGCAGATTGCGGTACTTAGCAGACAAAAACGGTTGCAGAATCTTGATCAGCTCATATCGAAAAAGAAAAACTCGATTGCTGATTTAAAAAATACGTTAGGGGGTTTTAGCCGTGGCTGAAGAGGTTGGACATTTACGCGCATCACTAAGCGCCAACTCTGCCGGTTTTGCTGCGGATATGAAACGTGCTAGGGATGCGGTACAGTCAAGCGCTTCGGGGATGTCTGGCGCTATGAACAGCGTCAAAAAATCATTTGGTACCGCAGTACAGGCAGCCGGTGTTTTGGGCGCTGCTGCAACCGCTGGCGCAGGCGCATTAGCCTACCTTGTCAAAGGCTCCATCGACTCAGCAGATGCCGCATTAAAACAATCACAAGCGGTCGGTGTATCTGTTGCAACACTTACGTCCATGCAACATGCAGCTAACCTAAGCGGCGTTAGCAATGAGGCACTTGCAACCGCACTAAAACAAACGTCTAAAAGAGCATCAGAAGCAGCATCAGGCACAGGTGCCGCAGCAATCGCTTATGCTGCACTAGGCATATCTGTTTTGGATTCGAGCGGGAGCTTGAAAGGCGCTGACAAGCTGATTGGCGAGGTGGCGGATAAATTCGCCGGCATGGAAAACGGTGCGGGCAAAACAGCAATTGCTATGCAGTTGTTTGGCAGGGCTGGCGCTGATATGATCCCGCTGCTAAACGCAGGCGGGGCGGGCATACAAGAGATGCGCGACGAAGCCAGGGCGTTAGGGTTGGTGATGGATGATGAAACATCAGCAGCGGCAGAGCGATTTAACGACAATATCGACCGGCTAATTGGTGTTAAACAGGGGCTTGTAAATCAGATCACTAAAGCTGTATTGCCAACGCTTGAGGCCTACTCAAACAGCATGGTAACTGCTGCTAAAGAAACTGACGGCATGGGTAGGGCTGGAGAGATTGCAGCATCCGGTCTTAAATTGCTGCTAACCGCTGGGGTATTGCTTAAAACTGTTTTTGATGTTGCTGGCACAGCGATAGGGGCTGCTGCTGCTGCAATTATGGCGGTGGCAAGCGGGGAGTTTAAACAGGCGCTTAATATAGTCAGCATGGGCTATGATGATTTTATAGCAAAAACTCAGGCATCGGCGACGAGTATTACTGATATCTGGAATACAACAGCAAGCAACATGCATGCTGCCGCTCCAGATCTCGGAAAGAAAATTGCAGCCCCCGTTATTGCCTCTGTAATTGAATCTAAAGCCGCATTAGCAGAGCTTGAAAAACTAGACAAGCAGCGACTTGAATCTATCAACAGCACGATCACAGGACTACAAAAAGAGTCTGCAACACTTGGTATGTCTGCTGATGCGCTTGTTGCGTATGAGCTTGCGGCGCTTGGCGCGACCGAGGGCCAGAAAAAATTAGCAGCGGAACTTACAAAAGATATCGAAACTAAACGGCGTGGCATTGAACTTACTGATCAGTACAAGACCAGTGTCGAGAGGGTTATTGAGCAGGTTAATGAGCTAAGTGATTTGCAGGCTGCTGGTGCTATATCAGCCGAGACGTATAACAAAGGCTCTGCTGCCGAATGGGATAGTCTGAGAAAAAAATCCGAGAAATCAACAAACGAGATGTCACAATTCCAAGTTGAAGCAGCACGCAACATGCAGGATGCTTTTGCACAATTCCTGTTCGACCCGTTCAGCTCAGGCGTTGAGGGAATGGCTATCGGATTTGCAAAAACATTGCAAAAAATGATGGCGGATCTGTTAGCTCAACAATTATTAACGTCAATGCTGGGCAAAGATTTTGCAACAGGCGGCAGTATAGGTGGTTGGATCGGCGGCTTGATGCCAAACAAAACAGGGGGCGCAGCTGCGACAAGTGGCAGCTCTGGCGGCGGCTGGATGAGCACCGCAATTAGCGCAGCCAGCGCCTTCTTCGGGGGAGGCAAAGCCATCGGAGGGCCGGTAGGCGCGGGCGGTATGTATGAGGTAAACGAGCGCGGGCCTGAGTTGTTAGAGATGGGCAACAGGCAATTTTTGATGATGGGATCACAGCCGGGCAATGTTAATCCTGACATATCTGGCGCGGTAACAAATCAAAACTCTGAAACAAATATCAGGGTTATCAATGTTACCGACGCCGCTATGGTTGCTGATTTTATGTCATCGCCGCAAGGGGAGCAGGTGTTTGTTAACATGCTATCACGCCACGGGTTACGCCCAACGTGATTATTGCTACTGACCTATATGGTGATGTCGAGCTGGTCACTAATCAAATAGTAGAGCCGCTATCTGAATCGTTGGAATGGATGACAGATTTGTTTACATCTAACAACGGGACTGAAGTCGCAACGCAAGTCCGCATTTCGCCTAGGCAATCGTATCAGATAAATATCGTTACCAGCGATCCGGTAGAGTTTGTTAATGCGGCGTATAGATCAGCGGCTAATTTGTGGGCTATACCGATATGGCACGAGGGCGGGCAGGCAGTATCCTATGTGGAATCAGGTTGGGATTTTGGGTGGGATCTGAGTTGGAATGGCAACGGCGTTATTGTTGCAGATACTACTACCACGACGCAGGATTTACGCGGGCCGTCGCTTGTGATTGTCTGGGCTAGTGAAACGGACTACAGGCTGATCGATATTATATCTGTTGAGAGTGGTTATTTAGTAATGGCTGACGCCGCGCCGGAGGATTATACAGGCACACTGTACCCTGTGCGAGTGGGCCGGGCCAGGGTGACACGCAATGCAAACTCTGCTCTATCCGAAGTGTCTATCAATCTCAACTGCGACGACTACAGGGCGCTAGACGTATCGGCTCCAACGCAATATCTCAGCAATGATATACTAACCGACGAGCCATTACTTGCAGGCGATTACATCACGGACGAATACCAATCACGAATGGACATGATCGACGGCGAGACAGGCATTGTGTCGATCTATACACCGTGGATTAACAACAGAATCGTTAGACAGTTCCGCACGTTGCGGGATGGCCAGACAGACGCGCATGAACTGAGAGAATTTTTGCATCGCAGGGCTGGCCAGTATAGGCCGTTTTGGATGTCGCATCACGAACCAAATCTGGTAGCTGTAGGCGTCGGCACAGGCACTATCGATGTCACAGGCTATGATGACAGTAGGGGGCATATATCAGTATTGACAGACAGCGGGGCACAGATGTTTAGAGCAATCACAGGCACAGCAGCCCTCGGCGGCGGTGTCACTAGGCTATCGATCGCGAATCTTGGTATAACAATAGGGCAGGTGGTGATGGTGTCGTACCTGGGGCTGTGGCGACTTGCGGCAGACAGGATTGAAATAGCGCACTATGCGGGCGGGATTGTTGAATCAACTATACCGATGATTGAGATCACGCCATGATTGTTGAGCTTTATCATTTTGCATCAGATACCAACGACTACTATTACACGTCGGCAAATATTGCTATCACGCATAACGGTCATGTATTTGAGCCTGCATCTATATCCAGGGGCGATGAGCTACAGACGCGGGATTTGGACAAAGCGACCGTATCCATCAGCACCACTATTGAGATTGCTGCGCCGTTTGTTGTTGAGCGCCTGGAGCATGTTACGTCTCTAACGATTTATCACGAAGACGCAGGTGACTATGTGGCGTTCTGGAAGGGGCGAGTGATCACCGCATCCTACAGCGGATCCGACGGCAAAATAGATTGCGAGAGGGTATTTACCAAATTCAAATTTTACGGATTGCGCGAACGGCAATCCAGGCAATGCAGGTTTGCGCTGTACAAACGCGGATGTAATCTTGACCCAGAGGATTTTGCTATTGCTGGAACTATCGCAACAATCAGCGGCAACACGGTGATTGTGTCAGCGGCGTCTGGTTATCCTGTCGGAGAGTTCACCGGCGGCATGATACGCGCACCGTCAGGAGTCTACAGATATATTGCAAACCACGTCGGCAGCACGCTGACGCTGATGGAGCCCATAGAGGGGCTGATTGTTACAGATGCAGTATCGATTTATCCGGGCTGCGATAGATCACGCGCACGGTGTCACACCAGGTTCAGCAATATTTTAAACAACGGTGGATTTTATTGGATACCGACAAAAAACGTGCTCAGTGGCGGCACGTCTGTTACGTGAGGGGTATTAATTATGTGGCCACAAATAGTGATGTTTGTTGTGTCGCTGGCGCTCAGTTATTACACGAGGCCAAAACCGCCAGAGGCACAGCCTGCCGGGACTTTAGCTGATATTAAGGTTCCCACGGCAGAAGAGGGTCGAGAAATCCCTGTGCTTTTTGGTACGCGGGATATCTCAAATCAGAATTGTGTTTGGTATGGCAACCTAAAAACCAGAGCTATTAAAAAATAATGGATGAAATAAAAATCACAATTAACCATGTTATGCAGGCGCACGGTTGCGCCAGAGGTGCTCTGTTATTTTGCAGAAGGCACGGGCTCGACGCGAAGAAATTATTTAGCGGTGACGGGATACCATTATCTGATCTTGAGTATATCGATGATGCGGTATTGCAGAGAGTTATAGAGGCGGCCAAACGTGGGCGGTAGTGACAAACAAACAATAGGGTATAAATATAAACTGGGTATCCATACAGTATCCTGTAAGGGCCCTGTTGACGCTCTAAAGCGGATCACGTTCAGCGATGATAAAATCGCGTGGACTGGTAGCGCGATAGACGAGCAGATATATATTAATTCAAAAAAACTCTTTGGCGGCGACGATGGGGAGGGCGGCGTCCAGGGTTATGTGGACGTGTTGTCAGGTGCGGCAACGCAGGGGCAGAACAACTATCTGCAAGCGCAACTTGGCGCAGATATACCGGCGTTCCGTGGTGTAGCAGGGCTGGTCTGGCGGCAGGTATACATGGGTAATAGCCAGTATATCAAGCCTTGGAAGGAGCGCTGGCAGAGGATATATGTTAGGCAGGATGGATTAGAGCAGTGGTACCCATCAAAAGCTGGAATACCCTCAGGAGTTATTGAGGATGTCATAACTGTTAATGCGGATGTTGAATTTCTGGGGACAAATGCCTGCGCATCAACGGCTGGGACTGATGACCAGAATTATTATATTAGTTCCACGTCGCCGTATGACACGCTGGTAGTTACCCCGTTGGTGGGGGCGGACTCGCCGTATAACGGTTTTTCTTATCATCCATCTGATGCCGCCGCCTATGCGGAGTCGTCTTTACCGTGGGCGTTTACATTTTCGATTCATAACGGGACATCGCGGTCAGAGTATTTGCCGACAAGATTCGACACCAAAGGTGAGGCGCAGGATTACGCAGCAGCCATAGGCCCGATAACACGGACTGGCGAAACATCCTATCGGGTTTTCCTCTGGGATTCGGATCCGTCGAATAATAGAGATGGAATCAAACTAAATATAAAACTGTACACTCAAGAAACGTCTGAGAATATGAACCCTGCGCACATCCTGCGGGAGTGCATAACTGATCCTGATTGGGGCAGCCGCCACCCTGAGGCCGATTGTGATGATGCAGACTGGACGCCGGTAGCAGATGCTCTCTATAACGAGCTGTTTGGTCTATCTATTTTATGGGATAACCAAAACGAAACTATCGACGATTTCAAAGAAGAAATTCTGCGTCACATAGACGCAACGCTATACATATCCCGCACCACCGGTAAATTTATTTTAAAATTAATCCGCGATGATTACGACGTTAATGATCTGATCACGCTGGATGAATCTAACATTGAGCGTGTTGAAAATTATCAGCGGATGTCTTTTGGAGAGCTAACCAACACCGTTACTGTTAGATACTGGGACGCCTCAACAGGGCAGCAGGGATCCGTTACGGTAGATAACCCTGCGCTTGTGCAAATGCAGGGAGGAGTCAATGCCATGTCGATTGATTATCCGGCTATAACCACTAAGGCCCTTGCTATCCGCGTTGCTGCCAGAGATTTGCGGGCACTATCAACAGATTTGTTGTCCTGCACAATTTACGCTAACAGCGATGCCGCGCCTATCAATCCTGGCGATGCTTTCAAATTCGAGTTCCCGGATTATCACGACGGTTATATTGTTATGCGGGCCGAGCAAATATCCTATGGCG